CCGCAATATCAAAACTATATTCCCTAGGAAGAGTGAAAATACTAAAGGCTTTCGTAAACAAGGAAGGTAAGGGGTATCATTACCGAACAAAAGAATTGACTCAATCAGAATTCAGGAAAATAGCTAGAGCCATTATGACGATGTTGAAGACCGGAGAGAGGGGGAAACTCAAAAGAAGAATGATAGCTTCACATAACATGTTTGCAAGACCGTTCATAATGGTTGCTGAAAAATTAGTGATGGAATTATTAAAACATGATGAGGAGAGTGTAATCCAAATCGGGGGGGAAGTAAAGAAGTCAAGAATGACATCACTAATTGAAGAGGCCATGTCAACCAGTTTCTACGGAATAGTTTCTGGAGACAATTCTAAGTGGAACGAATGTCTCAGGGCTAGTGCAATGGGAAATGTAATTTGTTCTCTTTTTGACCTAGAGGATGCCCATGAGAAAACAATGCAAATTGCAAAAATAATGAAGCAGATCATAAAAATGGCCTATGGTTATTTTGAAAAGAAATTAGTACTTTTAGGTCGAGGACTAGGTGCAAGGACTAAAGACAAAATGACCAGTTTTTACATACCACCCACTCCTGAGTTCGTGAAACATCCAAACAAGGATTTAGCCAAATATTTTGCCGAATTGGACTTCCAAAAAGTGTTGATAGTTCCATTCCCTTTTAGCATTGAAGCAAAATTAGCATACCATTGTGAAGCAGGAATGTTGATGGGAAGTTTCAATGGTGGTTCAACCCTTTATGCTGTCACTGCATTCAAAGTCATTAGAGCTATAATTGAAAAGGGGTTTCCAGGCATTAGGCTTGCATTGAGAGAGTCATCTGACGATTTCGAGGCAGTGATCACATACCCAGACAACGGGAACAAAACAATGGAAGAAGTAGAATTCATAATTAAAGAAGCAATTGACATGATGAGATGGGGATTCAAAGCTGCTGGGATAAATTGGAGCAGCGAAAAGTCAACAATATCTTATTGCACACCAATAGGCGAGTTAACATCCAGCTTTCACACATTTAGACACTTCGGAAATGTAAGCACAGAAGTGCCAGGAATAACACCACAAGGTAATGATCCCTACACAGATGTAGGTGTTTTCACAAATTTCATTAGGTCAGCCATGTCAAAACAAGCGATGGAAAACCCAACTGCAGATCTTTGCCTAGACATTTTCTTCAGAAGCTATAACCGAACCTATGACTTATTGAAGGGCTCAACTATATATGATATAAATAAGCTTATTCAGGCAAAATACAAAAACAGTGACAACCTTCTACACGCAAACGGTGGTAAAAGAGTATTCTCAATAAGTACTGTGGGAATTCCAGAAATAGCATTGAGAATATACCCGAAT